AATGGAGGACATTAATGATAAAATTAGTATTTGCATTATGTTTGTTTATAAATGGAGAACTTGTAGAACACAGAATACAAGATAGTTTATCTACTTGTTTAAAAATGAAAAGAGAAGCAACACGTAATATGGACATGAATAATAAACAATTTATGTGTGGTGAAGTCGAAGCAGAGCTTGAAAAAAATATTGATGGTAGTATAAGTATAAACAAGATTATAAAACCAAAATAATGAGCTATCTAATTAAATTTACACCTGAAGTTGTAAATGGTCTATGCCCTACCTGTGATGAAAATACATTATTAGTTAGTGTTACAAGAGATAAATATAGATGTGTAACTTGTGGCACAGATTTAGAACAACATATTAATGGCAAAATAAGCTATATTCCTATGATTACTAAGCCTATTAATCAAAAAATAAACGGTATAAAAGACTGGGAAAACGATGGCTAAACAAAAATTTGTACACTTTGTACCACGTCCAAAACCTAAAAAACGTCCTGGCGTTCACAAAAAATCAAAAAATAAGGCAGAAAAAAGGCAACAGAAAAAAACTAGATACAAGGGTCAAGGCCGTTGACAAACATCCTGTAATATCCTATTCTTTAAATAAAAAAGGAGAAAGTATGTTGTGGAATATAAAACAAAAAATAATAAATAACTTATACGAGTCTGAATTGTTTGAGCCTTCTATTGGTAGAACGGCACACAAAGCAGCTGTACTTGTAGAAAGAATCGTTGAATCAAAAGAACCAAGAAAGGAGTTAAAGAAATGGCTAAACGAGCAAAACGAACTTTAAAAAATATAAAGTTAAAAGTTGATGGAATTAATTCTAAACAATGGACTAACTTTGTTATAGAATTAAATCTTATGGCAAAAGCATGGAAACCTTACGGTGTCGATGTCAAGTTAGTGGCACCTGGTGTAAAAAATATAATTGCATGGGGAAGAAAACCAAATGAGTCGTACAAAAATCTTGGATAATTTAGATGCTATTGCAAATCAATATCATAAAACTAAAGATCCTTACTACAAGGATCTTTGGTATAAAAAAATAAAGGAAGTAGTTAGTGGAATTAATCATACTTCAGGATGGGATCTACAATCTGATACCGGTCACGAAAGAAATGATAAGTCTAAAAGTTTACGCAAAACTTGATTGTTTCGATCTTTGTAACATTATACGAGAAGCACTGACCACGTATCACGGACCATGGAACAGTTATTTCATGAACGATGGTAGTGGTCAGTTTATTGGTTGTATCTGTTAAACGTACCTACCCTGAAGAGGGAAATAATGAGGGTAGGTAAATGGTGAGAAGATAAGGCCCATTACCACAATCTTGCCATATTGTCAACTACTTTGAAGTTCTTTACATACAAATTTAGTATAAACCTGTTCTTTTTCCATGACTTCTGTATCTAATACTTCTAAAAGTTTATAAGAATACTCATAACCATGAAGGGCACATTCTCTGTAATTTTCAAAATACATTGTGGCTTCTTCAATAACTTTACACTGTTGATAACTCACACTGCATATTGCTAAACTAAAAATAAAAACTTTTATCATTGACAATCCTATAGTCGTCCTTATATAAGGGTTAGAAATAATGAAAGGAAACGCATATGACTGATATGACTAAATATAAAAATGTTTCTCTATCGAAGAAAACATACTCGGTTTTAGAAAGATTGTCTAAAAGTATTTTACCTGAATTTCCAGGTGGAAGACTATCAATTGCTAAAACTATTGAATACATTGCAAATGAGAAAGCGAAAAATCTTAATGGCAAACTCAAAAGTTAAGAGAAAATACATCTGTCCTACTTGTAAAGGTAATGGCTATTTAAGATTAAGTTCTGACTTAACTGATGATAAAATGATTCAACAGTGTTGGGATTGTGATTCTAAAGGTGAGCTTTATGAGTATGAAGAAGATAAGAAGTTAAATTAATATGGATAGTAATTATTTAAATCAACAAGTAAACTTAGCGTATGCTGCAGGTTTATTTGATGGGGAAGGCTGTGTTAATTATAAAAAGTATAAAGAGAAAAAAAGAAACGGCACTTATAACTGTTGGAGAATCTCATTAGAGATGGCAATGACGGATGAAGCTACGGTTAGAATTTTTCATGAAATTGTAGGGGTAGGTACAGTTAATGAGAAATCAAGAGAAAAGACCGGTCACAAAATGCAATGGCGTTGGCGTTGTACTTTTCGTGATGCGTATAAAGTTGCTATATCTTTTTTTCCTTTTGCTCATACTAAAGCACATAAATTACATCAAGTAATAAATCATTACACAGAAGAAAAACCAACTCCTGAAAATGTAATTAACTTACAACATTATAAATTATGGATTGCTAAAAATGAATATAAAAAAAATTAAATTAAAATTTCTATTGTTTGTGATGGGTGTATCAGGTAGATTGAATTCCTGGGCATGGCAAAAGCATGTTAAGATATTAAGGAATCGTAAATGAAAAGAAACGAAAAGTTTAACTACATTACTGGAAAACAAATCACGGATCCTGATACCGGTAAACGTGTCTATGAAGTAGATAAATATAGACTTCCATCGGTCACCACTATCTTAGGTCAAACTAAGGACCAATCTTTTATTAAAAAATGGAAAGAGAAAGTTGGCGAAAAAAAGGCAGAAGAGATTAAAAATCTATCTAGCAAACGGGGTACCTCAATGCATAAATTCTTAGAATCTTATATTGAAGGGGTAGGCTACGATGATCTAACAGATATTGGAGTCCAGGCCAAACCTATGGCTCAAAAGATCATAGAGATCGGTTTAGCGCCGGTTGATGAATGGTACGGGTCTGAGGTCACATTATACTATCCTGGCCTCTACGCAGGCTCTACGGACCTTGTATGTAAGCATAATGGCATGGATACTATTATTGACTTTAAACAAGCAAATAGACCTAAAAATAAAGACTGGATTGAGGATTATTACCTGCAAATAGCAGCATATTGCATGGCCCATGACTATGTTTATGGTTCTGAAATACAACAAGGTATAATTATGGTTTGTACACCAGACCTTTATTTCCAGGAATTTAAGTTTAAGGATCACGAATTAAGACAATGGAAACATAAGTTTTTAAAAAGATTAGACATGTATCATGAATTAATACACAGTGAAAAACAAACGAAAGAACCAATGAAAGAAGAGGATTTTAATGACAAAAAAGACTGAAGATTTAGATAGATTGTGTTGGCATTGTAATACAAAATTATTGTATGGTGGTGAACATGATATATCACAGGAAGATGAATTTTATGAAAGTGTGACTTACATGGGTTGTCCTGATTGTGGTGCGCATGTAGAAATTTATAAAGCTAAAAAAGATATAGACTATGAAGCAAAATCAAACCTTGTCCACTAATTGGAGTTTATACTATCGTAATTATTATGAGCCTAAGTTTAAAAGGCTTATAAAAAGAAACGAAGAATTATACGATGAAAATCAATTAATGAAAAGAAGATTAGAAAAGTACGAAGGCAGTAAACGAATGGTTTTGTATTATAATAAAAAGGAGAAAAATGACTAGAGAAAAAGGTAGACAGTGGGATGGTCGAAGTCGACCGCCTAGTGATTTATATAAAAAAAACTTTGAAGAAATATTTGGTAAAAAAGAGGAGAAAGAAAATGACGGATCAAACGAGGTGGGGGATTCCCGAAATACATCTAAAGAATAAGGCTAAACGACACCAGCAGCTTATATATGACCGTGCCATGGAGCACGCATCACGGCTCACGGACCAAAATAAACAAAAATTAATAGAAGAATTGCAAAAGGGTATGCAAAAAGATCATGGCTCAGTTTAGAATGATTCTAAAAAATAGGGGGTCGCAACAGGGGTCGCAAGGGGGTCGGGGGGTGTCGCAAGTGTCGGCATTTCATGGCAACAATGTGGCAATGGCCATAATTCTGCCACAATTGACTAAAATTCAGGGTAACTTTGCGACCTTTGCGACCCCTTGCGACCCCCTGCCGACGGGGGGGTGTCGGCGATTATTCGTCAATAATACCAACGCTTATAGGTCAATTTTTGGATTTTGCGACACCCTCCAGTTTTTTTTAGTTAAGCGCGTTGAAAAAATAAAAATTGCCATTTAGGGGTCGCAAATGATAAACAGAGTTTATGCCTAAAAAATTGAAAACAAAGAGACGTAAAATTGTCAAAAAGGATTGCATAGATGACATACCTTATTCTAAATACAGAGTTGAATGGGTAGACTGTGTTAGTGATTCCGGTTGGGCAGATAAAAATGAATTTGAAAATATGAAATTAGCATATCCAATTAATGAAGGTTGGATATTTTCTAAAGATAAAACATCAATTAAAATGTTTGCCTCTTACGATAAAGATGAAAACGGTATTACGTTTGGGGATCGGACGATGATTCCTCGTCAGTGGGTGAAGAAGATGACGAAGATTCAGTAACTTCAGATGACTCACCTTCAACAGTCTTTGCATTTAAAAGCGGTGCGTAATCGTCTAGGATTTGTTTCATTTTTGCTTCTAATTCCATTTCTGATAGGTCCTCTAGTTTTCCTGTTTTTATTATTTTTCGGTCTATATATAATCCTGCTGCTTTTCCTCGGTTGGCTTCAGCATTTACAGCGCTGGAAAAACTTCCTTTCTTTAAAGCGGCTTCTCTCAAACGAGCAAGCTCAGCAATATGACCTTCATAAGTAACTTCATGTTTCTTGAGTCGTTCTTCTCTTAACTCACCTACATACTTTGCAACAAGTGGTGACAGTCTTGGATTCATTAATTCTGATCCTTCTTGTCTTGCACGGTTAGGACTATACCCAGCAGCTATAGCAGCTTCTGTTTGAGTCATTGGTCCGTCTGGTCCCCCGAATACATAAAACTCGGCAAACCTCATTTGCATTTCTGTTAATCTTTTTGGTACACCCATAGTTGACAATTTAAGGTAACTATCCTATATTGTCAATAATGAAAGTGCATAAAAATACAGACCAGTTACACAA